CTCTTTGGCCCCCTGTGGGTTTGGCATGACCTTTTCAATGTCTGGCACCTTGAGCAATTTCAAGATGCGAATGTGCGACTCGCGCAGGTCATACAGCTGAGGCGCTTGGCCGGCCAACTGCAGCACTGTCTGTGCCTGGGTGATGCGCTGGGTTTCGCTGAAGATGTTGGGGTCGCTGACTGGCTGTACGTCGTTGTTGTCCGCGAAGTCGGCAACCTCAATCTCCTCGCCAGACTGGTTGTCCATGTCTTCAAGGTACCAGTAGTTCAAGCGAGACAGGATTTGCAAGCTCTTTGCTTGGCTGCGGTGCATGCGCGCGTGGATGCTCGAGAACACCTTCGAGCCTTGCTCGATCAGTGCCTGTGTCGTGCCCACTGGCGCTGCGCTGCTTGAGTCTGCGATGCGGCCTTCGCTGGTCTTAACCACGCCCTTGGCTGCGTCCGTCAACCAACCCAGCATGCTGAACAGCACTTGGCTTGGTGGGTTGAATGGCATTGGCATGGCTAACTTGCGCACGTCGTCCACACCTGGGCTGCCCTCGATCTCAACCACTTGGGTTGGCTCGATGCGGTCTGTCTGACCACCAATGCGGCCGCCCTTGAGCTTCAGCAAGGTCTGGCTGTTGTTGATGTGTGCTGCGTCCATCAAGGCGCGCAGGCTGCCGGTCAACGCGGCACTGAGACCGCCGATGAGGTGAGGCATGCCGATCGCGTAGGCGCCGCGCCACGGGATGAACTTGTACTCAACGATCCAGTCCAGCTTGCGCATTCTCTCGTCGCCGGCTTCCCAGTTGCGGTAAATAGACAGCACCTTGTCGGACAACTCGTCGATCACCATGATGTACGGTGCGCGCGCGCCCTTGGTGATTTCGTCGTCTTGCAAACGCAAGTAGCAAGTGATCTCGTACACACGGCGCAGGCCGTCGACGTTCTTGGTGGGTGTCTCAACACCCTCAATCTTGTCGTTTGCCTTCTTGGACTTGGTCTCGTGCTCGATCTCGAGCTCGGCCTTATAGATCTCCACGTCACGGTACTCACCCGATTCCACACGCTGTTCAAAGGTGTCTTGGGTGATATCCTGTTGCTCCGTGACGCGGGCAGAACTGTAGAAGTTGGTGGACGAGTACGGCAACAAGATGTTGTCGATCGGTATCCACTCTGGCACCGGACGGTTCAGGTCCTTGTCAAAACGCCACTTCAGGTATTGGGAACCGCCAAGGGGGAGCTGAGTAAACAACTGCTCCATCTCGTCGCGGTACTCTTCGATTTGTTCGGTCAGCTGCCAGTTCAGGAAGTTGGCCTTGCGGTCTGCTGATGCCAACTTCTCCGTGTTGGTGATGCCCTTGATCTTGGTCTTGACCAGGCCGTCGGATGGTAACAATTCTTTGCTGGCATTCGCCGCAAAGTCCACGCAGGCCTCGGCCATGATCGGGTGCACCACCTTAGACGCGCCATGGAACTGTGCGCCGCCGGGGGCGTCGTTGCCCATACCAGTGCGGCGGATGCCCTCTTCGTACTGCTTGTCGCGTTGGCTGCGGGCCTCGCGGTCAACCTCAATCAGGTCGATAAACTCAAACGCCAAGGAGTCCATATCCGACTCGGACATGATCTCAGCCAAGTTGGCATAAAATTCAGGCGCCTCAGAGGGCTTTTTGGTCTCTGCAAAGTTCACCACCACCGAGCCGTCTTCCAGCTCGATGACTTCTTGCTCAACTTCCTCTGAGTCAAGGTCTAACGCCTCGGCAAGCGCGTCAATTTCCTTGTCGTTGTCGATTTCCTCGTTGCGAGCTTCATTTTGAGGCAAGTTTCCGCCTGCTTGGATGGGGAGAATTGGTGCTGTAGCCATTATTTAACGATTCCGGTCATGTAGCGGGGGAGTCCGCCGAGGTATTCTGGGTTTGAGGCCTCTGGGGGCAACAAAACAGGTAGGTTTTTAGCAAAATTTGCTGTTGGCTTCTTTTGTGCGCGCAAGGCCACGTTTTCTGGGTCCACGTAGTTCACAAAACTGTTCTGGCCACGTGTTTCTGCGGTCATCGCGGGCTCTGCCAAGGGTGAGTACATCTGGCGGTGGGCCAACCATGCGTTTTCTTCGCCCTTTGGACCAAATTGGTTCGGTGTCTTTGGGCCTAAGTGGCCAAAGTAGTCGTGCACAGCGCGAAATTTCTCGTTTGCGTTGACCCCGGTTTCTGGATCGATGTCGGCAAGGTACGGGTGCCCTGGGTTTGCTTCTGTCTTGGTGTCTTTGTACACCTGCATTGGCTTGCCTTGTGCCAATTCTTGTCGCATCAGCTCAGCGGGAGACATGCCAAGCTGTTTTGCCCGGTACAGGTAGTCTTTTTCAGTGTATTGGGGATCGCCGTAAAACTCAACCTTGTTGGGGATCGCCTTGAACTGCTCCCCTGTTTCACGTGAAGCCGCGCCGTAAGACGCCTTCATCAGCTGGTCGTAGTTCTGCGCGCCAGTTTGCTTAACCAAGTCAGGGTTTGCCTTGCGCCACGCGTTGAACACCGCTGCCTTGTACGCCGGGTCGTTCTTGTCAAACGCCTCCGCGCCCTTGGCGTGCGTTTTTCCAATCCACTCTTGTTTTTCTGCCGAGCTAGGTGCGGCCATGCCCGCAGCGTAGTCGAAGGGTTTTCCTGCAACTTGTTCTGCGAGCTTGGCTTCTGGGTTCATTTTTGCTTCGCGCATTGCCTTCTTGGCTGCTTTGTACGCGGGCACTGCCCCCATCGCTGCTGTGCCCGCTACGTTAAACGCTGCATTCATTGCGGCATCGTGCGCCGCACCTTCCATGCGTTGGCCAGGCTCTGCTTGCCCCGCGCCTTGAATGCCACCGAAGGTCGCGTCCATTGCCACCGAAGGCAAAATAGTGCGTGCGGCGCGCATCATTGGTGTCAGGTTTTTTGCTGTCGCTGCCGCCCGAGCGGCGCCCAAGGCGGGGATTGCCATGTACGGAATGCCGCCCGCCAATTCCGCGGCCATCGCGGTGTACGGGTTTTCGCCCGTGTATTTTTCTTTGGCTTTGCTCAATGCGGCCAAGTTTTTCTCATACGTTCCTTGTCCTGCCGCTGCGCGTGCCGCGGCCTCCATCTCATCCGACCAACCAAGTGTCAACCCCTGAGCAGCAGCGCGACCCGCGCCGTATTCAGGGGCAAAAGACTTTTTTGAGGGCATACCCCCGTCTTTGTAGCCGTTCACCATCATGTGCGCTTGCATGTCGCGCGCGCCCATCATCCCCCCTGCGGCCTTGGCTGGTACTCGGCGGCGTTTGTCCTCCAACGCGTTGATGTCCCAGTCCGCCGCGAACGGCTGACGGGTCTCTGCGTCCATCAAGTACTCGCGCTTTGGCGCGGCGTTCCAGTCCGATGGGTGTGTGGTCACCGTGGTCTCTGGCTGGCCAGACATGCGCATTTGGTCGCGCCACTGGTCCATTTCGGGAGTGCTTCGCGCGCCGGATGGCAACGATGGTCGTTGGGCGATCGGGTTCTCGCCTGTGTAGTTGTGGCGCATGGGGTTGACCTGCGCGTTGATCGCGTTCAAGATGTCTTCACGGTCGGGCTCAATGCCACGGCTGCGGAAGTCTGCGATCACGTTTTGGATTGCGTTTGCGTGCTTGCCTTGCAAGATCTCGCTGCTGATGCGGTTTAGTGGGCCCGCTTCCAGTTCGGAAGAGCGCTCTGCAAACGGCGCGCTGGCGCTTGTCATTTGAGGGATGTCGCCTTCGCTGACTCGGGCCTGCGCCAAGCCACCTAGGTCTGTGCCGTCGTCCATGTGCATGCCCACGTCCTCGGACATGTGCTGGCGCGCGGCCAAGTCCTCGGTGGACGGCGTGTACGACTTGTTCCAGCTGCGCTCTGATGTGCGGCCGGTGTTGGCCATTGACATGAAGTCATCTTCAGGAAACGCGTTAACGTGTGGCGGCTCCATCGTGGCGCTGCGCACAGAGTAGTTCGATGGTGTGCTGCCAAATTGGTCGCGCATCTCTGGCGCCATGGCGCGCTCTGGTGTCACCGGGCGGCCAGTTTTTGGGTGTGGCATTGTGCCGTACACTCGACCACTCTGGTCCACCAGCTTGTTGGCGTAGGGCTCTTGCTGCGCCAGTCGGGCCTGGGTCTGCATTGGCTTGGGGCTGGGCTGGGCCAAGCTGCGCACGTGGTCTTCCAGTTGCTTCACCTCCGCGGCCGAAGGCGTCTGGCCCGTGGCTCGGATATACTGCTTGATCGCATTCTCGATGCGGCCTGAGAACTGGCTCAAGACGTCTGGGCCGACACGGACCAAGGATTCTTTGGCGCCGCTGTAGTGAGGCAGGTGCGCCTGCTC